CTTCTACAGAGGGTGTCTTTCTTTTGTGCAATATTTTGGATTTGCTCATTTATAGTTTTATCTTTAAATACAATATAATCAATATCACTTAAATCTTCCTTGAGCGAACTAACCTGCTCCGTCATCGCCGTGTAGTCGGCCGGCAGGCTTTTCTTGACTTCTTCCGCGTATGCAGACAGATCTTTTTTCAGATGTAGCAGAATATCTGTCTGCTCACTCACCGGAATAGAAGAATCCACCTCTAACCCTTCGAGAACTTCCAGCGTGCCAAGTGTTGTAAAGAACTTCTGCTTCAGTACTGCATTTGTAGCAGAAAACAGATATACCACGAATTGCACATTCCCCTTATACTGAGTCACATCCGCAGCATATTCCCAAGAAAACTCAATGCTGTCTCCTGATATTGTAGCATCACTGACCGTATAATAATTGACCTGTCCATTGGCATTTCTGTAGTTAATCCGAATGTTCAGTTTCGAAAGATCCCGCCCATGGTAGTACCGCACCATCGTGAACCGTGCAATATTGACATTCAAATCTCCCTCGACGCCGGCGACAACACCTTTTTCCGGAATTGCAATTGTTCGAAGATGCTCATCGATCCGGAACTGAAATTCCTCTTCTGTGTCTGAAGCTGCCAGTACCACAGGCGCTATCGTCTCATAGTCCGCCTCTGTTGCTTCTGCAAATAATTCGTCTGTTGTTTTAGCCATCCTGTCTCACCTCCACCCGTCCCGTTGGGATCCGGATTCCCTCTCTGCTCTGTCCGATTACATTGATATACCATTTATTGCCTGAAAGCACTTCCGCCGGCACCATGCACTTATTATTTGATACTTTTGTCGGCCAGCATGCGGCACCTGGAAGGTTCAGCCGACGGAACTCTGCCACCTTGGCCATCCCGTTCCATTCCTGATCGAATTCGAATTCCGCCTGCAGATATTCGCTCGATCCTGGAATGATATCCGAAAAATCCCCTTCCTGCTCCAGCTTCTGCCCTTTCACCCGAAACTTTAATGTCCTCATAATAGAACTCCTTTCCTACCCTACGCAGTCCTTTTCCACATATAGCAGACAATATAAGGTGGCATAATATTTTTGTCGCCGCCTTCGTTCGATGTAAAGTTGTATCTTGCTGCTCCCGTCTTGGATGTTGGTAAATTCCACTCAACATGATCATTGTTTGTGTACACAACAGAACCATTCTTTCCTGACGTCATATCTCCAACGTCCTTACCTGTCGTGTCCATGTACATTTTATTGGAATCAACACCAACCGTCTGCGTATGATGGTGTCGTATATTTATTGTTTTTGTGCCTCCTGTTTTTCCGACCTCTGAGAAATCACTGTCATTGGCATCTGCTCCAACAAGCACACGGCCGGCAGCATATGCCTCCCATGTTCCCTTCCCGAAAGTTTTGCTTGGATTTTCTGGATTCGTAGTGATGTAGAGGCTTCCGATCGGATAAAAAAGATCTACCATCATTCCACCAAGCAATGACTTGAGTGTTTTCCACGTAAGTTTTTTATTCTTTCCGTCTTTATCCGGCGGATTAATCAGGAATAGCTCTCTGTCATCAACTGTATCTGTTTCTGTAAGATCGTAAGTATGTCTTCCCATAATCTCTCCTCCTTATTCTGGTATAAATTCCACGATATACAAATCCGTGGATACTCCTCCGCCTCCTGAGCCTCCTGATTTGTAGCGCAGAACATGATTCCAAGACGGATTGTAGTTGTAATAGCTCCGGACACAAATCTCCGTACCGGTCTGATCGCCTGTGGTGCCACCAACCACATCTCCATGTTCATTGATTGATGCATGGACAATCTGACCGTTCCCCAGGTACAGTGCCGTGTGATAACCGCTGCGCAGCAGCACGTCCCCACGTTTCAAACCATTTCCGGTACTTACATCAACAGATCCGATGACATCGTGAAATCCATTGGCCGTGAAGTCTGCCAGCATGGTGCTTGTCGTGCCGGAATATCCGCGGCTTGAAATCATATCAATGCCACCCTGCTTCCAGCCATGGTACTGGAAGGAACTGCAGTCGTAATCCGGTCCTTCTCTGTATGCCTGATCATAACCGTGAGAATTGTCATTGGCTATCGCTATTTCCCAGCTGCAAACCTTCTCGATCACTGCGGCCGAGCCGTCATCCGTACTTCCGGAAAGATTGTTGTACCAATACCTTGCCTGTGTTTTCCGTGCAGGCTGTGCACTGCCGGCATGTTGTTCATAATTCAGCTCAAACAACTCGGCCAGAGTTTCCACCGATGCTGTAGATGTTGAAAACTGAGCGAAGGTCATCGTCGTTGTCACCTGCTGCCACTGGATGCTGTTTTCTTTCTCATATATGATGCGCTCCAGCTGCCCGTCGATGTCCCCGATCGCATATCCCCTGCCGATTGCCCAGCTGGTGTATTTGGTCGATGGCGTCCATTGAACAAGACCGTATCCAAGATCAACACGGCTGCTGTCCAAGCCCTGCCAGATTCCCGGATTAATTGTGGACTCCGATTGCATATTTCCAAGCATCGCACATACGGCCTCTTTGGTCCAGCCCCGCGCCATCAGATAATTAAGTATGTACTGCGCATTGCCTGTCATCTGCGCTACCGTAAGGTATGCATTACTGCTGATTACTGCCATGATCTTCTCCTTTGTCTGTCAAAAACTGCCGTTCTGCGAATTTCCACCGATTACGATTCCGTTTTTTAACGTCAAGAATGTTCCATTTGAGAACACGACTTTCCCAGACACTCCTGCCGATGATCCCATGCGGAACTTATCTGTCTGGACCGCGATTTCTCCATTCCTGCCATCCAGTGTGATGTACGCCTGTTTCTGTCCATTACCACTTATCGTGGCAACCCAATGGCTGCCATCGCTCTCGATCATTTGCATCAAGTAGATTTCACAGATCCGCGCTCCCTGCTTGTCCGTCACAACCATTTTTCCATTTTCCAGAGACACGGAAAATCCATCCACTTCATTTTTGCTGGTTACTCTTCCGTTGATCGCTGCTCCATTATTGTCCATCTGGCAGATTACGTTTCCACTCTGATCGAGAACCTTTACACTGCCGTTTCCATTATCTTTTCCACCGAATACGGCAGTTCCGCCCTTGATCCAATCGAAATTAAGACCGATCACAGAAAGGATATTCAGCACTGCGTTTCCGTTCTTGTCCACGCCAGCATTCCAGGTTTTTCCACCATCCGTCGAAACGGCGATTGCATCAATGGTCCGTTTCCAGATCGTCGATGATTCTTCCAACCTCGGTTTGTTGTGCATATAGAAGATCTTACTGCCGTCTGCTTGCACTTCCTCCGTCTGATAAGCACCGAATGCCGTTGTCATCAGATTCCAGAGCTGTTTTTCCATCTTGTCATAATCCGAAATCTCCCGATCTGTATAATTCTGTGATTTGATATACGCCTTGGTCACTGCCGAAAACTGATCGCTCCGGTTCTTTTCCGGCGTCTCAGCCCCGCATGAAATACTCTGCGCCGCACCGACCGCGAAGGTGGTATTCGTAACATAGGTATAATACTTTTCACCTTTTCTGGTTGTCACGCAGGCAGCATCTCCGGCTTCAATGGATGGATCGCTCGGAATGCTCGAAGAGATAGTTCGAAACTGCATATCATATAATTTGCTGTACAGATAAGCCGCAACCTCTTTCGCCTGCTCCTCGCTCTGAATCAGGTCATTCTCCTCAATCACAAGGCTGTAGTCCGTATCTCCGCACAGATACGTTGTCTGATCATACAACACACCTGCGCCGGTGATCTTAATATCCTGTTCTCCGGCTGTCAGGCTGTATTTTTCCGGGATCTGATGGCAGTAATAGACATCGTCCTCAATAGTGCTGTTCAGCATTTCTTCTCTGGATACCGTGTCCCATAAAAAAATTTCATCATCGGCATCCATCAAAATCGGCTCATCATTCTCATCCAGAAGCACCTGCTCTTCGAGATTTTCGCCATACCAAGACAATTCCAGCTCGCCGTCTGCATTGCACCGTGCATATTTGCAGCAGATCTGCGCTGCCATGGAAATCACATCACGGTATGTCAGAGCGTCGCTTTCCGGCCGCGTGCCTACGATGTAGTTATCGTTATCCCATCTCTTGGATGCAAGAATGACGCCGCAGCTCCGGCAGGCATCCTGCACGATCTGCCGGATTGTTGCCGGATAGGTAAGGCTACTGTCATACTTTTTGTCGAAACGAGCCATATTATCATAAGCTTCCAGCCGCAAGCCTGCTCCCTGGCGCGTTGCATTGGATATCGTATACGTGCCCTTTCGCAGCAGCTCCGGCCCCTCTTCCAGATCAATCGATACAATGGAAGCAACCGATGCTCCTTCCAGAGTCATGCTGTCATACTGACCATCCTGATTATTCAGCGTAGCCGTCCATTTCCCGATAATGGCAGCACCGATGTCAAAACTGTTGGTGGAAGATGTTGCATCTGAGATGCTGTAGGACAATATCTTCCCATTATTAAGCTGCAGTTCCGTCCCATCTGCCAATATAATTTTATCGGCTACTTCCAGATATCGGTTTTCACTCTGCAGCTTTTTTCTGCATTCTTTACTTGTTTTGATCATAGTTACCTCTGTACAATATCAACGCTGACGCTTTTATAGTAATACACACCGGAGATTTCCCCTGCATGCTCCTTGGACAGTGTACCGCGGTACGTTGTCAAGGTATGATCCTTTCCCGCATCGTGGAACGTAAGTGGAAAGAAACCAATTACCAGGCTGTTTTTCAGCAATTTTACCTCATCTTCTGTCAGCCATTCCCATTTCAGACCAATCGTTTTCTTTTCAGCAATGGCTTCTCCTACCATGGTTCCGTTCAGCGTCCGCCCCGTGTCCTCTGACCAGATGATTTCATCGTTTACGGTCATCGAAGTCGGGGCAGGAAGGTTTGTTTTTCCTGCCCTCAGTAACATGTGTCTCCTCCTAATTAATCTGTACCGTGTTATATCTCCGATCCATCTCCTGCTGTACCTTCTGCTGCGCTCTGGCAAGCGTTTCTCCATCGATCGAGAACCCAAGTGCAGACAGTGCTGCAACAATCCGAAGCACGGCGGAATTCACAATGCTTTCCAGTTCCGCTTTCGTTACACTGCCGCCACTGGCTTTGCTTACTGCCAAGTCCACCATCTTCTGCAACTTATCCTCCGGCGCTACAATCTCTCCATAACGCTTGTTATCTCCTATTACAGCAAGGCGCGGCGTATTCCGTGCCACATAGCCTCCGTCTGCCAGATACGGGATTCTGGCGATGGATGCGGTCGGAATCTGAAAGCCCAGCTTCTTGCCGCCAACTCCCGGCACCCAGCTTGGAATTTTGACATTCAGCTTGTTCAAGGCCTTGGATGCAAAATTGACAGTTTTCTCAACTGCGGTCAGCATCTGATTCAGCATGCCAATCAAACCATTCACTGGAATTTTTAATGCATCTAAAAACTTTCCAGCAAATACATTCTTCAGGAAAGATGTCAGCCCCTGAAAAATATTCTTCACTGTCTCTATTTTTCCGGAAGCTATATCACAGAACCAATTCAGCACATTTCCAATAGCTCCGAATCTTTCTGTCCAATCCGTTTCAAATTTTGATTTCATCCAATCTTTTAAAGCGCTAAATTTTGACACAATCCAATCGTGTAGCTGACCACATTTTTCTTTGACCGTGTCCCAATTCTTCCATAAAAGCACTCCACCAGCCACCAAAGCAGCAATTGCCAAGCATGCCAAACCTATTGGTGACGTTAAAAATGCAACCGCTGCGCCAAAAGCTGTTGTTGCTGCCGTTGCAATTGCACAAATTGCGTTCCAAGCTACAGTCGCCGCTGTCATTGCAATTTGTGCTGCCGTATTTTTCACTTTCGCCGCTGTGTTTACTATCCAGGCAAGTGCCTGTTTTCCAATTGCAACAATGCTCTGCCCAATTCCAACGACAAAATCTTTGGCATACATCCCCGTAAGGATTGCCGTTTCAGCCGCATCTTTTATTTTTGCAAGTTTTGCTCCGATCAGGGCCGTTTCGATAAGTTTAAGTGCACCAACTACGCCGCCTGCCTGCTGAATGAAAGATAATAACTCGATTACCTTCCATGCACCAAAGAACATCCCGATTGCAACAGTCATAGACTGTATAATGCCTGGATTTTTCGCACACCAATCTGAAAAGACCCGTAATCCTTTATTGATTCCGTCCCACAGAGTCAGGAAAGCACCACCCGTCCATTGTGCAATAGGCTGCAACACATTATCCCAAAACCACTCGAACAGCGGCTGTAACGCCACTAGGACAGTATTTAGAAGCTGTATTGCAATGGACAATGTCTCCAGGAATCGCGGAACAATCTCATTTGCTGTCCACGTTCCAAGTGGAACAAGAACCTGCTCCCAGAACCACAGAAGGCCCTCTCCAACATTGATTGCGAATGGGCCCAGTGCATCCCACAGCTTAACCAACGCACTGTTGATTTTGGGAAAATCCGTTTTCATCAGCCCATCATTTAGGGCATCGATAAACCGCGGTATTCCCGTTCCCAGCGTCCATTTTCCTACCGGGACGAGAAAATGCTGATAAAAATCTTTCAGCGACTGACCGGAAAAGTTTCCGAGTCTTGCAAGTCCCTCATTCCAGAGCCGCTTGACCGACCGCAGCGCGGGTTCTGACAGTTTTGTGATGTTGCCAAACATGTCCGCAAACTTTTTGTTTACGTCATCAATAACTGTCTCCCCACTGGCAAGTGATCCAAAATCAATACTGCCAGCAATATTGTTCGGGACAGAAGAACTCTGTGAATCAGAGGTGCTGCTGTCTTTGCTGACCTTATTAATTTTGTCGAATCCCATCAGGGATTTCATATCTTTGGCCGCCTGCTTTGCTGCGTCTCCCACGCTGCCAGTACTGTCCGCAAGCTGATCCGCAGCGCTCGAAGCATCCGTCAGACCGGCGGCCGCACTGGCAGCGTCCGCTCCAACTGCTCCGACACCTGACTGCCCGGATGACTTATTCCCGGTAATCAGCTCCGTGAAGCTCTTGAAAGCATCAGCCAGCGTAACCAGCCGACCGATCAGCGCATTGATCACACGCAGAACCGGCAGAAAAATATTGATCAGTCCCTGACCAATACTTGCTTTCAGACTCTGGAACTGCAGGGACAGAATTCGAACCTGGTTCGCCCAGGATCCGGACGTCCGTGAAAAATCTCCAGTCGCCGCCGCCAACTGTTTCTGAACGAAGGAGTACCGCAGCGCCACCTTTTCGGCTTCCGACATTTGATCTGTCGTTTTACCGAACCCATTGGCCAACGCATACGAATCCAGCGCTGTCTGGGTCATGACAACGCCAAGATCTTTCAGGCTTTCTGTTTCGCCTGTAAAGACGGACTTAATCTTTGTGTAGGCTTCGTCCTGGCTGATATTGTAGAAAGATGCCACATCTCCGGCCAAACCGGTCAGTGTAGCGCCCATATCCAGCGCCTGCTTCTCGGAAAAGCCAAATGCTTTTGCCATCGCCCCGAAAGTACCCGTGTACTTCTTGGCCATTGTCTCTGACAGACCAAAGCTTCCGGCAGCCGATTTTGCGAATTTATCTACCTGCTCCGCCATAGACGGGAAGGTAACATCAACCACGTTCTGCACCTCAGCCAAGTTGGAACCCAGCTCAATACAGGACTTGGAAAAATCAATTAATTTTTTTACGCCGAAAGCGGCTGCAAGAGTCGCCCCGGCTTTTTTCGCCAGTCCGTTGATCCCGGCCATCTGGCTCTTAAACTGATTATGATTTACAACAAGATCCAGACCGATCTCGCCAATTGTAGTTGCCACTTATACCACCTTCCTCTTTTCGAGGACATCGGCACAGTGGCACTACTTGTCCTGGTTGATTTTTATTTCAAATTCTTTTTTGCAATGACGCGCCTGGCATTTCAAAAACACCCCCTGGCATCTTGCATCTGGAACATACTGCACTTTCTGCTCATGTCCACAATACGGACACTTTATTTTCTTTTTCTCAATAGTTTTTTCCTCCTACGATTTTCTATCAAACAGTTTTCAAGCCTGCCATACTAAGAAACATATTCTTGATTCCATTCATCGCCATGTCCATTTCTTCTTTCGACACGGTTTTTGCAAGGTCTCTGGCATGCTTTCTTCTCCATGCATTCCGGATTCTGTGCTGTTCTGGAGTAAAATTTTCCAGAATTTCCTTCTGATCTTCCGCCCGGATCTCTACCACACGGCCAAGTGCAGTATCCGGCCCGATGCCGATCAGAAGATCCCGGAACTCATCCCACTTCATTCCCTGTGGCAGTTCCCTGGATAATCGAATCCCGTACTGTGACTGAAAGGATGATACGATCAGGTCAAAATCATCGATCAGGTCATAGTACGGGTCACTGCTCTCCCGGTGAATCTTCTCCCATAACCAGATTCATTGCTTCCTGTACGATAATCATCAAAGATTTCGCAGAAAGTTTTTTTCCATCCTTTTTCATCGCACACAGCTGCTCTACTGCTTCCGGATCAAAAAGAAGACCCATCATTTCTGTCACAGTATTGATATCAGCCTCATCCTTGTCTTTAAAGGTTCCCATCAGTCGGAGAACTGTTTCTGCATCCGCATGCACCTCAACAGTCATATCTCCGATCTGCAGAGCCGGATTTTCCTCAAAATTTAATTTATCGGTGATATTTACAACTTTACTCATCGTTTTCCTCCTTATAATGCCGGTGTTACCGTTGGTTTTCCGTTGCTGATAACGTCAAATTCCAGCGGTGCTACATTGGTAGAGTCACCACCGCCCATATTTTTGACGTCAAAAATCGCGCTGTTCCATGCAACCGAAGTTCCGTCCGGGAATTCCCACTCGAAATATCCTTCGGCTTCATGGCCATTTTTGAACAGTTTATCGGCCACAAAATCATTTCCCGTGTCTCCAATGTTTCTCTTTCCGGCCAAGGAAATGGTCATCGCTTTTGCGGTCATCAACGCCCGCTGCCATCCTTCTGTATCCATTGGAGTCCATGTTTCCACCCCGTTTGATACGGACACAGAAAACTGCTCCATATCGGCAATTATGGTTGCGTTCTCTTTTGCGGCGCCAACCTTAAACTTGTTATCCAGAACCGGATATACATTTGTTGTTTTTCCCATGCTTCTTATCCTTTCTTATAAATCACGGCCGCTTCGATGACCATTTCGCAGATACCGTTATCGTCTTTTCCGATGTCCTGCAGATCATACAGCGGCTGAATAAATTGTATGGTTTCCTGATTGATTTTACTGCCCCTCACTTTACAGAGCCTGTCAAATAAGGCCGTGGCTGCCTTTTCTGTCTCACGCAAAGATTTATTCCAGTGTATAAGGAAAGTAACATATTTCTGCCCATATCCGGAAGCACCGCCCAGCGCAGTGTGGTACACCTGTTGGTGCTTGCTGTTATACACGCCAATGGACTTCTCATCCTTCTCAGGGAGATCTCCCATGTATACATGATCTGCAATCGCAAGAGATTCCGCAAAGTCACATACGTCTACCAGTGTCATAATCGTGCACACCTCCTGTATAGCCGTTTAAACGCTTCTGCACAAAAATCCGCATTCTTTCCGCCCGGAAGCCAATCTTCATACCATTCACCGCGGGCATTTGGATTTTCGTCTTTCTTGAAATGGTATTCTGGATGGAAATACAAACGTCTGGCATATGGTGCTGTAGATGCAAGCGTTACGACTCCCTGATGACTTTGCGTACAGTCCAAAAACATGCTTTCGTTCTGCAGATTACCGGTATTCCTTGGAATCACCTGCGCCTGCACCACTTCTGTGTGCAGCGCCTCTGCAGTCATCTCCATTGCTTTGACCTGTGCATCCGTCAGCATCTGAATTTTTCCAAAATCCAATTTTACATTCGAATTGACTTTGATCATATCAGCAACACCTCCGTGTAATTAACTGTCCCATCCGGATTTCTGGCTTTCCGCCCCTGTAGAATTCTTCGTTTCATTCCGAATACTTCTGCCGATCCGCCGTAGATTGCCGGCAGTTCCGGGCAGATGTCCCCCGGAAAGAGGGCGGTGCCGGAGATCTGCACCAGCTTTCGTTCGAACGTCATCACGCTTTTGGCGCTGTCCTGGTAATTACAATTGCCATCGTACTCCACCGCCGGAAGCGGATCTCCATATTTTGTTGTACCCTCTCTGTCCATGCTCAGATTGATCTTGGTCTTACAAAGTGATTTTGGCACCAAACATGGATATTTCATTTCATCACCTACCTCAGTACCTGGCAGCACAATCCAGTCTGGCACAGCATTGCGTACACATCCCGGCGCATGGCCACGCCCTTTGTGGAAAATACATTCCACGTATTCTCCGCAAACTGCACGGATACGCCGTTAATGCTGTAACTGGAAAGTACCGAATTGATTTCGTCGCGGTACTCATACTCAAATTCTGCCTGCTGGCAGATCACTTCCCGGATCAGATCCTGCTGATACGCCGTAAGATTAGAAATTCCCCGGCCTACAATCCGATTGTAGGTCAGGGAATCAATATGGCGGGATGCCTGACGGAGATACCGGGCAAGCTCTGCATCATCCTCGAAAGCGCCGTCCTGATAAGTATCCCGGTAATATTCCGGGCTTACGTATGGTTCATAGCCCATGGTATCACCCTTTCGCTTTTTTCGCAGGTTTCACCGGCTCCGGAACAGGCTCTTCCATTGTTTCTGCCACAGGCTGTTCTGGTTCCAGCAGCTCCTTTGGTTCTGGTGCGGCCGGTTTTTCTACCTCATATCCGTGTTTTTCAAACCATTTCAGCAGATACGGATCATCAGTTTCCCCCTGCCCGTTGCAGAAAGGAACAGACGCCGTTACGCCGGTATAGGATTTGTTCGGGCTGTATACTTTCATTCTCTTTTTACCTCCATCATTTTACTTTGATTTTCCGGAATACGCCGGCCGCTTTGGATGCTTTCAGTGCGATCGCTGCATTCATCTCGACCTCGCCTTTTTTAACTGCTCCGGCGGTCGAGAAATCCGGAATCCATACCTGCACCGGTGCAACACCGGAAAAGGAAACCGCATGCAGACCATCTATTCCAAGGCGCGCAACATACAGAGATGTGGTTCCATCGGTTCCGTCGATCTCAACAACTTCATCATTCGTTCCCGGTTTGGTTTTGAGGTCTACAAACGGGATTCCGGCATAGCTTTCCACCTGATTTCCCCAGTTGTCCTTCGTGATCTGGTACATGCTGGCACGTCTTGCGCAGGCACGGATCTTCGAAATCAGCTTGTTGTTACCGGCGATGAACGATGGTGTGCCATCCAGGCCGCCCAGAAACTCATCCAGCATATCAAGGAAATACTGATAATTTTTCGTAACCATATCGGCTGTCGAAAGGTCGATCGCTGTTGTGGTGTTGTATTCCGTAGAGCTTCCTGTCAGTGCCTTATCAAGACCGTCAAAGCATTTCGTATTGACTCCTGTATCGCCGTTGATGAAGGTATCATTAAACAGAGCCTGCGCCGCTTTGATTTTCTGCGCCTGCTGCAGCTCTACTTCGCTAACGATACCGCCCATGTTTGCGATCACACGGTCGATCTCGTAGGAACCACCGAATACTTTGATATCTACGGTATGTCTCTCTTTTGTAACCTCCGACGGGGTGTACTCTTTGTTGATCTCACGGAACTCTGCTGTCGGCTGTGTTTTCAGTCGTGTGTAGCTGTAAGTCGGTGTTGCGCCGCCTCCGGTCGGAGATACTGCATCATCAAATGGGATATGCTCCAGAATCCAGTTCGATTTCTGGAACTCGTCGATAACTCCCATCTGCAGGTCATCCTGCACATTTTTCTTTGCTTCTTCCAGTGTAATTGCCATACTTATTCACCTTTTCCTTCATTCAGATTTAATCTTGCCGCGATAGCATCCTTCATGGACACATGGCCGTCTTCTTTCGACTGTCCACCCTGCTCTTTGGGTCCGAGAGGGAAGAATCCCTTTTTCTGCGCCGGTTTTGATTCCTCCTGTTTAAACAGAAATGGCTTGGATTCTTTCAGGGATTTGATCTGCTCATCCAGACCGGTTACTTTTCCATCCTCGCCGAGGATCAGTTTCGAACGGTCCATAAGTCCTGCAACCAGATCACTGTCCTGTGCAGACGCGGAAATCGCCATTTTGATTGCGTTGGTCACCTTCAGATCATCCAGCTCTTTTTTGTGATCCTTGTCCTTGTTGGCGTTCTGCTCCTGAAGGTCTGCGATCTGCTGTTTCAGATCAGCATTATCGCCTGCTGCCGTCTTCAAGGACTCCATCTGCGTTTTATAGTCTCCCACCGTGGTTTCCAGCTGTTTCTTCTGCTGCTCCATCGTGTCATAGTCTGCTTTCGGCACATAACCCTCAAGCTCCTTTTTCGACTCATCCGCGGCTTTTTTCGCAAGGCTCTTTTCAATGCCAAGTGCCTCAAACTGTTCCTGTGTCATTTTGTTCTCCTTTCCGGTAGTTTTCTGCCATTCCGGGCATAAAAATAAGACGCCTAACCCTGCGTCTCATCGGGAGATTTTGGATCACCGCCTTTCTCCTGTTCTGTAATTTTTACGACTCCTACAGCGGCCAGATACTGTGCTCTGGCCGGCGGAAGGTTCAGTTTTTCGCCAACCGTCCGAAGCACCAGGTCATTTTCAATGTCTTTGAATTCTCGTGTTACTGTTACCCGCATTCTTCTCACCTCCTCTTGCGCCGGCGCAAATTTATTCTACAATTACCCAGTCATCAGCCAGCATATCCGCTTGTGATGCAAGCCATCCCATCTGAACACCCGATGTTCCAACAAATGCAATCGCTTTATTCCCAATAGCTTCATGCTTGCAGTTTATAATCTTACCAGCTGCTGTCTTATATGAAATACCAGTAGCGAGCTGAATGTACTGGTTTTTTCCATTCCATCCTATTCTTGCAACCTTCTTTCCTTTCTTCATTGCTTCTATAGCAAGTCCGAATGGCATATTATCACATCTTCTGTATGCTTCCTCAAACTGTTTTAGAGGTGACCAGCTCTCATATCCATCTGAATATTTAACCAGGTATCCTTTTTCTGTCGGATCTTCATCTGCTGGAATCTGCCAGCCTCTATACAGGTTATAATCGCCCAGAGTTAAAGGCTCTGCTTCTATAATTTTTGTTCCGATGTATCTTTTCATTTTTCTTACCCTCTCTTTCTTAAAAATGAGTACAAAAATACCACCGGCCGATCGACTGGTGGTATTAAATCATATTTGCCGCAGTGCCTCCGCGGAAATGCTATTCCGGTCAAATTCTTCGAGATCCATCGAATTCTGCAAGATTCGAAGAATTTTATAGATTATTCGAAAATCATCCATTTTTAGATGCGTCCCTCTTTTTTCAATTTTTCAATTTCCTCTTCCGTCAATTTATGAGGTTTGAATTCTTCGTTTGTCCATGCTTTTTCTCGATCTTTCAACACTTTTTCATATTCCTTGGCTGTCATGGTATCACCTTTACAAAGCTCAATGCGCAAATGGGCAATCCTTTAACTCCTGTTTTTCTCGTTCTTTTCTCATTTTTTGAAGTTCTGCATGAATTTTACTTCTTTTTTCTTCATCCTTTTCCATTTTAAATTCTTGAAAAAGTCTGATTTCTTTTTCGCTCATTTGCAGCATCATATTAATTCGCTCCTATTAACTTGAGAATTTGCAATGCAACCGAATTTTCTTTTCGCACGGAAAAACATTCCGCACAAATCTCTGTCACTTCTTGTGTATCGGCATATCCGCTAATGTTATTCATTAAGAAATATTCGCTATCATATTGTGAATCAATGTAATGATAGACCTTGTAATCAATTTTTTTCTTAGCTTCACTATAGCTTATATTTTGAGCATTGGCAAGTCTTTTAATGGAGTCATAATAAAACTTATGTCCAAGTTCATGCAAATATGGAGCATATTCCGTATTATTTGCAAACTGCCCCGGAACGCGGTTCACAAACTGTAAAATCTTTTCTTTCGTATTATATCTGCTATTTATGTATAAAGTTTCTGTTTTTTCATGATATCCTCCGATTGCATTTGCATTCAGACCCTGCTTTTCGAAATCAACAACTGCAATTTTAGGCAGCCTAAATGTTTCCGGCAAGTCTTTTTGGATCTTTTCAAAAGTTTTCTCCGCCAGTCTTACTGCCTTATTTCTTTGATTTTCAGTATCTGTTACCATATCGAAGCTGCTATTTCGCACTTCTCTGACATCCATGGCAATACTTTCAACCCTAAGAGTCTGTTTATCCCCGTAGTGTGGCCGGAAGCTATTGGACATATATTCTACAGTATCATGCCACGCTTCCCGCTTTGCTTCATACTTCTTTTGGTTTTCCGGATCCAACGAAAAGTCTGCCAGACGGCCGAAGCGCTTTTCCTGCCGCTCCGCGTACTGTTGTCTGGCTGCCTGCTGGTTCTTTTCTGCCAGTTCATTCAGCTCTTCCTTGGTGTATTTTCCATCAGGCGGGGTGCTGACGCCCTCGAAGTATGTCGTATGGCTGTCCCGGCACCGCGGATGATATAGGCCCGCGGCGATCGCAGTGCTCATCAGAGGATATTTGACACCGGTGGTTGCGGATTTTCCTGTTTTGGAGCCGCCGCTCCACACATCATCGATCAGAACCTTGCCAACCCACGGCAGGCACAGCGGGCACGGATTTCCACGTTTATTCATGATGACGGTATCAACGCCCCATTCCTGCCGCTTCTGTCCCTCTCCCTGCAAGTACGCCCGCTTGCTTGCCGTCCGGATCGCCATATCTGCGTAATCTGCCAGCGTGTGACGCGCTCCGTTGCTGTATTCGATACAATTAATGCCTGCCGAGAGAAAATCCCTGGTAGCCATGTCTACGGCCTTCTCATAGGTTCCTGCTCCCGTATTGGCATACATCTGTGCGTTGTAGATGATTTTTCGGTACTGATCGTTGGTCATTCTCAGAATAGCCGTCTCTGCCTTCTGCATGTCCTGCATCGTCGCCTCGATCAGTGCTTCCAGCTTACGATCATTGACACGGAAGAATTCGGCCGTGGCACCCGCCTTCATCTTCTTAGCCGGAAAACCTTTCTGAATTGCTTTCAGGATCTGGATCTCCTGATCCATTTCTCCCTCATCCTTGGCCGCACGGATCAGCGCTTCAATCTGAGCGTTGATATCCTTGAATTTCTGACTGTACTTTGCATGATTCTTTTTCTTGTACTGCTCCAGGGATTTCAGCATCTCTGTCTGCCACATGGTCCACTGCTTATCTTCATCAACCTCTTCGACCTTATGACGCTGCATATTCCGAATCATGGAGGCCATTAATTCATTTTCTACTGCCTCGAAGGCAGCTCCGATATCATAGTCAAGATTTTTCTTTGCCATTCGCATGTACCCGATATCCCTGCTGTTTATAAGCACGGATCATCTCTTTCAGTTTTGTCATGCTTTCACACCGATCACATCTGAGTTCCGCATAATCATTTTTTTCTACCGCATACACGCCAAAAGGAACCTGCTCCGCGGCAACTTTAAGAAGACCCTGATACTCCTTTCGATTCATCCGATACATTCGGTTGTTTACCCTTACTTTCATCTGCATCTCCTTCATTTACGTGAAAATCGTCGGCATCCAGACGGATATCCGGCACATCTACTGCTGCTATGCCCTGCTCTTCTTTCAGGCGCTGCACCTCTTCCTGTTTCTGAGCATCAGTCCAGGTATCTCCATACAGCTGATCCACTGATGTTTCCAGACTCATGATTCCGTACTGTTTGGCCTTACCGACCGTATCCACCGTGGTATCGAAGTCTGGGGATGCATATTCTCCAAACTTTACCGCTACCTCGTATTTTCCCGGCTCTTTCCCCTGCATGAGATCACAGCACTGCAAAATCCGTTTGAACAGCTCCGGAAGCCCATCATTCAGGGCATCGACGATCTTATTTCGCACATGTAGTGTAACTTTTTCTTTTTCCCTCTGTGCTTCTGCATTATCTGTCTTTTTCAGATCAATGCCCAGCGTCGCCGGAGACATTACGCCCTGCAGAACCATGTCAAGAAAACTGCTGTAACTACTTACGTATGCCTCATAAGAAATCTGCGGCTGAGAAATTTCCACCTGCTGGTTGGCTTTCTCGCTCATATTGTCGCCGATTGCAATAAAATCATTGTCAAATGGGTTTGCCGGCAGAAGCTCTCCTGTGGTCTGATCTCTCGGAATCAGATTGTCCGGAATATATCGCTTGATTCTGCCCATGCGAATAGCATCGATCCACTGGCTGATTACCTCATCCAGTCCATCCAGAACATCTGTCTTTCCTTCGAACAGTGCTTTTCCTCGCTTCTGCTTCTTATATTTCGTGGAATTCAGGAATTTCATCGGCACTGCCAGCATCAGGTCGCCAGAAATCCCAAAGTCGATCAGATGAGCCGTTTCCGGAAACATCTGCAGCGGCATCTCTTTTCCGGCATCGTCATACAGCTTGTATAACACATATCCAAAACCATACGTCTCTTCCAGTCGGAATTCTTTTTCATTCTGCCAGTAACTGGTATAGAATTTTACTTCTTTCAGCGTCGCATGCTCGTATACATAGTCCACATCCTCTGCATCGTAAAATTCAACGATCGGGTACTCACTGCACTGATCAGCCGTAATCTTGAAGGCACCGTCTCCGGATGCCAGCACGTCGCTGATCGCTTCTCCCAGTACATCGTTGAGCTTGCTTTTCTTGTACAGATCCGCCCACACAGTATCCAGATCCTTATCATCAAATTCGACTCCATCCAGGTCCGCGAGAACAATGTCTCTATACCGGTCAATGACCATCTGCACAATGCCGCTGTGAATCTTCCGGACGCTTCCGGATGCATGTGCGGCCCAGAACCGCGCCTGCTCCACATCCCACTTTGCTGTTTTTTGGAAGAACTGCTCTAGCTCCGCACTGTCTCCGTGATACCAGATTTTGTTCCGGATCACGTTCTCCCGGAAGGAATGCGGCTCTATGATCGTTATTCTTTTTTCACTCGCCGGTATAATCCGAAACAACCGGGCGATAAAACTCTGCACTCTGTTCATTCCTTACCTCTTTTTGCTCTATAAATTTTATCCTGATACGGGATCCAACCGTACTGCACGGAGTTTACCATGTGGTCATGGCCGTCTTCCGGCGTATTGTCTTTTTCTTCCTGCCAGCTGTAGGTTTCCAGCTCTCCAATGTAGTTGGTGCAATGATCCAATACAAAAAAGCAGGGTTCTATCCCTGCCTGCTCATCGTATGCCATCCAGCCCAGCTGTGCATTGATACGGTCTATAATCTCCATCCGCTTCCATGCATCATTCAGCGTGTATACGCAGCCATTTCGGCGCTTATATTTGTTCCACTCCTGCATAGTCGCCTGATCAGCGTTATCCAGGAAAGCATTTCTTGCCAGACCCCATTCTTTCCGGTTTCGGTCCAGAAAATCAATCAGGTTCTGCACCGTGTCAGACGGAGCAAGAGGCACCCCGATCTCAGCGTTGTTGTACACCTTCTCATCCAGGACAATGCATTTTCCCTTGTTCGTGATGCCCAGGAAGGACATTGCAATCGTGTCCGGAGATTTCTGCGAGTAGGCCGTATCGACCGCCGCTGAAAAGTACATGAAAATTTCTGGCTTCTTGGGCTGATTTCCTGTACTCTGGATGAACTGTTTGGCCCATTCCTTTGTCTTCACATGATGGCTCCGATTGAAATTGCTGAATACCAGACCGGTTGCTTTTCCTCGCAAACCTTGAATCTTATTTTTCCATATTTTCGTGCCTTTCGGCGTGTTCTGGATGATCTGGCGCTTCTTTTCTTCCGGAAGACCGGCATTATCGTCAAAAGAAAAGAACCAATGAACCCAGCCGGGTTTTGGTTCTTCTTTTAACTCATTTTTAATTTCCTGTGGTGTGTCCTGCTCCCACTCTGGAAGCGGGCGGCTGCAGTTTATGTACTCTTTGTACACTGGAAGCGTCGGATCATCCGGGTTAAGTGTTGCCATCAGATAATCACATCGCATGGACGATTCACGCACGAAATCGATGTCTGCAGTGTTGACCTCATCAATGTACAAACAGCCATACTGGCCGCCCAGAGCGTCCTTCCACTTTCGCTTGTTTCCATAACCGACAACAAAAATAATTTTATCGCCGCCGTATGCATGGAGCAGGATATGCGGCATTTTGTACTCGCCGGATCCATTGCCTTTGTACTCCACCAACGGACCGAAATCGTCAAGGATTCCGAGATCTTTCTGAATGATATTCTTCTCAGCCGCGCCAGTATCATCCGCTGCCAAAATATGCAGCTTTTTTCTCGATTCGGCTACCTTAAGGATGAACTTAAACAGCCCAACCGTCGTTTTGCCGGCCGCAGTCGTCCCTTCTAAGAACTCCGCCGGAGCATCGCACTGCAGAAATGCCTTATACTTGTCCGACAGCACCAAACGCTCGCTGCTCACTATCCATCATCACCGCCTCGCATCTGCCGGATCAGATCATCCAGCTTGCTCTGTTCTTTTTCCATGAAGGAATTATCATTCGCCTGAGCCTTGGCCTTAATCGCCGCCGTCTGCGCCTTGATCTGCTCAATCTTGGTTTTCTGCTCCTCTGTAGCCATATCCATATGACGAGCCAACCATTCCAGAGCTTTCATACGATCTGCCAACTTGATCGAGGCTCCATTTTTGCCGTTCTTGATTTCAGCAATTATTGTTCCGTCAACATTATCAGACTCTCTGAAATGGACAGTATTGACCTTTTGCTTCAAAGGCACTTTTTTACCGGTAATAGGATCTTCCACCTGAATTGGACCGAAGGAACCGATGACATATTCTTCCTCCTGTCCAAACTGCACAAAATCCGTGATATCAGCAAAAGCAATATCCATGTATTTCTGAAAAATGTCATGTTCATCCAGAAGTTCTCGATTCAACCGTGATTTCTTCAAACGATGGATTTCATCCACAATACAAGGATTTACAAGGAGTTTGTATCCTTCTGCATTAGCCACATCATAGCTACATTCATAGGCTTTTTGATATGCCTTGGTTGCATTAAAATAGCGCACATAATACAAACAAAAAAGCCGCTGTTTATCGGTCAAATCAGGATTTTTCATAACCTGCTCAACTTCATTCTCAGCCGCTTTCTTTTTTCTCTCTTTTTTTCTTTCCGAACGTTCGTTATTTTTATCCGAACGCTCGTTATCCCATCCGTGAGTAGATTTCCAACGACGAACAGTTCCTTCCGGCAGACTCAGTTGACTTGCAATCTCAACCAATTTCATGCCTTTCAGATACATGGCTTTGGCCTGTTCTATTCGTTTGTCCGGCGCTCTGGCCATGTTCTATCACCTCGATTCATCGTTTTTTTTGTAAAACAAAAGCACCCCGAAGGGTGCCCTTGATATTTTTCATTTAATTGTTATTTTCATTGGATTTATTGCACAATTCAAACGTATTTTTACATATTCTCTCTTCACTTATTCCAGACAAGTGCAACGAAAGTTTTACATACAACTGATTTTTAGTAGCACTATCATTTTCGATTTTGTCAGCCATTCCTAACGCACTTTTTATGTTTGAATCAATAGTTAATTCTTTAAAGAATTCAGATATTTTCTCATTGGCTTTATTTGATAATGTGTAAAATAACGCTGACACAGCTTCTACAACTATACCCGATACAATACCAGGCCATTGGCTGTTTCCAACCCACATCCCCCATATTACACTTCCGACAATAACCACAAAGCCGAAAATACTTCCTGCAAAGCTTAATACAAATGCCATTTTAGATTGCCATAATCTTTGCTTATGGTATTCTACTTTCATTTTTTCAGTTTCATTAGGAAGTGATCCTTTTTCAGATACTCTGAATTCACCAGTTGACGATGTATTATACGCTATATCTTCACTTTGAAAAGTTGAAGTAATATTTCCCGTTTTTGCCATGCGTTACTCCTTTTTTACCAATTCGGTTGATAACGCATTTATTAAGACTGTATTTCCGCATTTATCACAAGTAACAGGAATCAATGGAACAATGGACGAGTTTGGTCCTCCAAGCACAAAATTTCCATCGTTGAATTCACGCAATTCAAATACTTTATCCGATACATTCCATGTTCTTCCTCCGCACATTGGACATGTCTGATTTTTCCAATGCGAATGAATAAATTCGATTATTTCCTCTCCAGTTGGCTTATTCATCTTTTCTCTCCCAATATATATTTTTTATATTTTATCATCTTAACAAATTTTTTTCCAGTCTTTCTTCAAAAATTCCCCGCATCTCTGCGAGGAATCCTTGAGATAGAAATATATGGGGGATGATCTCCAATCAATGGAGAGTTGGAACGGCAGGATTCGAACCTGCGCCTCGTGCCGGCGTCTCTGCGCTCTCCTTGAGCTACGTTCCAATAGGTGCAGGGTACCAATCTGCACCGTGCATCATTCGGACTTTTTCCACGGGCTGATGCCGCCGTTCAAAATACATCTAAGGAGTTTTGCAAGAAAGTGTAGGAAATGTTGATCCCTTATCCATTCTCTGGCTCTTACAGCATATCACATGTATAGTATGACATTCTATGACATCTTGAAATTTCTTAATGCCTTTTTATGTATTCTCTGGGCATGCTCTTGACTATATCCCATTCTTTCCGCGATCTGCTCCCACCGTAGCCAATGAATATATCTCAATCTCAAGACTGTTTTTTCGGTCTCATTCTGCATCTGTTCAATTTCCCACGTAATCTTTCGCAGGATTCTGATCCTCTTCTCCATCTGATCTTTCAGCTCCGTCAGCAGCTCATCAAGCTGCGCGGCATACTCTGAAAGATCCATGCAACTGCTCCCATGCGGCATCCCGTCTTGGATTAGCGCCGGAAACATTTTATTCATTCGCAGATCATCAATCTCTTCTCTGATCTCTTGTTCCGCAAGCTCTGCCGCATGATATCTTTTTAAATATGCTTTTTTTCTGTCATTCTCTTCTTTGTACTGCTCCATCGGTTCCACCTCCCTGTGTATTTTCATATTAGCTGTCATTTACTTTTTCACAAGATCATAGTATTTTGAATCATCAGCATTGCCAGAATAAAATCCAGCATTCCTAAGATCTGATCTTCTTTTGACGGGATGTACGTCTTATTTTCGTCACTATCTTCAATCGTCACTGTTCTTTTTAAACCCAAATACACTTCTACTACTGCCAAAATTATCATGAGCGTTTTTGCAATTGCTCGCATCTTACTCCTCCCACTTCAGCGGCTGACCGCAATCCGGACAAAAGTCATTTTCTGAGTCAATTGTAAAGTTTCCACATCTTGGGCATTCATCTCTATATCCCGAAAAAACCTCCCATTTTACTTTCTTTGGTTTCTGTGGTGTGAGCCTTTGAACTGCTTCTTCCACCTCTCCCGGATCCAGCCCAGTCTCTTCGTAATCTTTCAATTTTGCAAGGGCTCCATAGATTTTTTGACTCATATCCTTGGTAATCACATGACCTTCCTGCAGCTGCTCCCAGCTTACACCTTTTAAATTCCAGAATCCTGTTTCTGTCTTCTCGGTCAATCTCACTTCTGGTCCAACCTCTATTGCATAATCAAAGAGCCAGCGAAACGCTTTCAGGATCGTATCCTTGGTAATCCCATTGTGTGTTGGCATATCCAACACAATCAAAATCGACCGCAGCTTTTCATCTTCACTGTAGTTATCGCTTGTGATCTGTTTAAAAATAGCATTCGCCTTTCCAAGGTTTATTTCATACTTTCTCATTTTCTCGCTCCTTCTTTATCACTAAATCAGGACAATCACAACAATTCTGACCGTTTTCCTCGCAGCGCTCCTGTTCATGTTCCGTTACGTCTTCTAAGTTTCTATCCCACCATCTGCAATAGCCGCTCATTGCTTTCTCCCCTTTCCATGCTTATGATTCCATTCTGTAAGATACCGCTCCTGCTCCTCGTCTTCTTCTGGATCTGATGGTCGCGGCGGTCTGTTCAATAACCAAGCGGCCGCGCCAACCATGGCTGCGCAGGCAAGTAATATTTCAATAATTTCTCTCATACCCTATCCTTTCCGTAAGATCTCAAGTCTTACTCTATCCCATTCATCCAGCAGTTCTTGTGGATAATTGTCTTTCACTTTCTCAATGTTTCTTTTTATTCTGCAGATTCCGTTTTCTCTCGCAACTCTTCCGATCGTAGTTTCCGATACCCCTGTTCTGTCCACAATTGTTTTATACATTTCACCCCGTTGCAACGCCTCCAGAATCATTCTCTCCATCTCTTCCGGTATTTTTCTCATATTCCATCTCTCACAAGTAATTCCGGCCGAAGATCTCTCGAAAGTTTAATTCCGGATAATTCTCTTCAAACACCCTCTGTCCTTCCGCCTGCAGATATTGGTTGGCTGCTCCCGCCGGATCCTGATGCACTGCTCTCGCAGATGTCCGGTGGCATTCCGGGCAGATATAGACTTTCAATCCGTATTCTTCTGATAAGTGTCTGTTGGGACCGCCGAAGATGTGGTGCTCCTCCAGCACCGGCTTCCAATTATTATCTCCCTCTCTTGCGCAGAGATAACAGATTCTACTCTCCTTGTTCTGCAATAAGCTCTCTCTGTGCTTTCTTCTCTTCTTTTTCTTTGTTTGTTTCGGAAATAACATTCTCTTTGCTCCTCCTGCTTACATAAATGGAATATCTTCATCAACGCCATCCGGGATAGTCATGAAACCGTCCGTATTTGCCTGTGGTGTTGTGCCCTGCTCCCGCGGACGTTCCGCGTTCTTACCCTCTGCAAACTCCTGCTCTTCCACAACCACATCGGTTGTGTAAACCTTCCTGCCTTCACGGTTCGTATAGCTTCCGGTTTGGATCCGACCGGTGATGGCGATCTTCGTTCCCTGACGCAGATATTTCTCTGCAAATTCTGCCTGGCGGCCGAAAGCAACGCATCCGATAAAGTCTGCAGCCGCTCCTCCCTCTTTCTGAAACCGGCGGTCTACCGCAAGCGTGTAACGTGCAACCGCGCTCTGCTCTGGTCCCTGCGTCCATCTCACATCCGGATCTCTTGTCAGTCTTCCCATCAAAATTACTTTATTCATCTGTTTTTCCTCTCTTTCCTACTCTGATTCCCCGTATTCTTATTGCTCTCTGTGTTCCCGGTTCCGCATCTGTTTCCAGGATTTCTTCATCGATCAGCGCTTTGATGTGTCTGTTTACCGTTGCCGTTGATATTCCCAGCTCCTCTGCTATCTCTTTATGGCTTGGCGGATATACATGTTTTTGAATATAGCCCGCGATATACCAGTAAACCTCTTCCCGGATCGCTGCTCCTTCTTTCCTGCTATGCACTCTGCATCCCTCCTTATTCCGTTTCATATCCTCTTTCGTCTACCGGAGCCTGCAGCCATTGATATAGCTTTTCCTGATCTCTCAGGAGTTCTTCCGGAAGATATGTAGCCAGATATACCGACATTCCCCAGGCAGTCAGACTGTCAAAATAATCTTTTCTCTGCATTTTCTTTCCGACAATATCGATGCTCTCTGTTCCCGGATAGTCCTCTGGCATATTCATCTGCCCTGGCAGCTGCTCCACATCGTCCTCTGTTGCTTCTGGAATACCGGTTTCTGTTTTTGAAACGGTCTTTTCCGTTCCCGCCTCTTTTCTCTCATTCTTTTGCGTTTCCAAAGCCGGCCCCGCTTCTGTATTTACAGGCTTTTCCGGCGTTTTTAATTGCGCCGGCGCAATTCTGTTTTCGGACGGTTTTTCCGACATTTTTGTCTCATTCGATGTATTTTTCTCCGCTGCAGGATCCTCTCGCTCCATTCTTTCTTCCAGATCCAGCTTTATTTCCACCTCTTCTGCCTGCCATTCCTGGCTTTCCAGTATTTTTCGTGCGATTTGAAAAAACTCTGCCCAGCTCATCTTCCTCGGTGCCTGGCCAAACTGTTTAATCTGAATGTCGCTTTCATACATGGCTAGAAAGAACAGACCCATTCGGAATGTTTTTGTCCCGGATGGATTGACGATTTCCGCCATTTTTTCAACTTCGCCGGCCGCATACGCTTCGCTCTCTTCCAGCTCTTTTGCAGTTTCCCGATTGGTTTCCAGAAACTTCAGCACCAGTTTTTCCAGAGAATCTGCTTTTTCCGGTTCCGGCTCTGCCTTGTTGAATCGTTTCAGCTCCCTGATGTCCTCTTTTGGCAGTTCTGGCCGTACCATCTCCAGGTCGCTGTCCGGCAGTGAAAGCATCTCGGAAAGCTTGCTGCTCCCGATCTGGGCAAACTCCGGCCGCAGGCGGTCCGAATAGCCTGCCACACTGAATTTCCGGTTGATGTTTATGAATCTGGAAATTGTCGAAGCGCTCAGTCCATATTCCGCTTTGGCAAATTCCGTTATCGTCTCGTATCCATCTCGCTTGTACAGTTCCTGTTCCTCGATCGTCCGCAGTGTGTAGCCGATCCGCACAAAGCTCTCCTGGACTCCGATCAGATCCCGCTTCAGGTTTTCTTTCATTTCCAGCCAATCATCCAAGGTTAATTGTGTATATTCTTCCATACCTACCTCCTATGCTGTCATTGTCATCATTTCACTGGTTTCTTCCTGCAGAGTTCCGCTTTTCAGCTTTTCCAGATAATTATCCAGCCAGCTCTGAATTTTTTCTTTATCCGGCTTTGTATCCCTTTCTCCATACCACTGCACTATTCTTTTTTGCTCCGGGTTGATTTCGATGGTGATATACGGTGTTTCCGGTTCTTTTTGATATCTCATCATCAGAATATAGCTTTTCCCTTCGTTGTGTTTGCTCAAATAGTTATCTCCTCCCACGCAATGATGGAGAATCCTTCCTTCCATCACGATTTCCTCTGCTGATCGAGCCGGCCGGATGAGATACGTTGCGTCCTCGTAACAATATTCTTTTCGCAAGCTCCTGTACCGCTTCTTGATATTCTCATATCTTTCTTCTGTTTCTTCCAACCGTTTTTTGACCTCTTCCCGGTTTGTCTCGGTAACCATCTGTCTATGAGCTGCGCTCAAATCCCGCGGTTGCTGGTACACGGTATTATGCAGGTCGTATCCACGTCTTTCCCGCATCATCAGATAATCAATATATATGATAGCCGTGTTTCGGATGTTCGCCACGGCTCTCCCGCAATTTGTTTCATAAGCACATCCTGCATATTTTTCAATTCGATTCAGCAGTTTTTGAATGGTCATGTAATTCAGCACAAATGCGATGTGTGCAATGTCCAACCCCGTTTCCCGCAGATGATTTACCTGCTCCTCCGTCCAATGCTGATCCAGGCTCTTTTCGATCTGCAGAACTCTCAAAAGGCGCGCATCTCCCTTTTCTTCGATAAGCTTTTTTGTACGTTCCCTTCGAATTCCCAGCAACGCATCCAACCTTTTCGCAGATGCATCCACAATAATTCCGGTGCGCCCTTCGTTGATGCCTTTCACAATCTCACTCAGCCCCAATTTTGCCAGTATTTCAATCTTCGGCGTTTTCTGATAATTCTGCAGATACCGGATCGGATTTACTTCCTGCGCCTGTTCGTCATATTCTTTTAAGCCACTGTAACGAAATATAGTATTTTTCAACTCTTCGTAAGTCTCCGGCATGATCGTCGCCGCTTTGATGTCAATGTTGGCAAGTCCATATAGATTGCAGTCGTCCCAAAAGTCTTCATTCCGGTACAAGTCGTGTTTATGATAGTCGATCTGCACCTTTTTCCCTGACTCAAAGTAGGCTCTTGCCACCTCTACGCCGGAAAGTTCTTCTGCGGCATTGTACATTTCTGGTCCATCGTTCCCCTCGATGAAGCCCAGTGTCCATGCTTTCTCAATCTCCACGTACCGCAGCACTGCTCCATCTTCTTTGTATCGTTGTCCCAGGAACAGATGGATTTTCTTACTGTATTCACCCTTTATTTTTCCCTGGCACTTGTACGTTCCAACCGCGCCGCACATCGGGCATTTTCCGCTTTTTCCTTCTCGCGGTTCTTCGGTATGCTTCTGAAATTGGCTCTCGTAGGATATGCCATCTCTCCACCGCGCATCCGTTACACCGCCGCACTTGCTGCAGGCGATTTTTGTCCAACTTCCATATTTTTTGTAGTACAGATGATGTTCCTTTTGAAAATAAATTCTGTCCGCATATTCTAAAATTCTTTTTTCCGGAAGTTTTGCGGTATGCGACATCCTGTCTTTCAGTGCTTCCTGTCGGCGCACGAATTTTCGATGTTCTCTGTCAATTCTGACAGCGTTCGCAAGATCATCCTCGTGCTTGTAGATGTACTGCCACCAGCGCGCCTCGTAGTATACAGGTATTTTTATCTTGCAGAATTTCTTTATTCTTTCCAGATCCTCCGTGCTCTGGAGGACATTTTCTTTTTCCATCTGCTCCCATGTAACAGCTTTTTCTCCCCATATATAATTCCCGTATCCACCATCTTTCTCCACTTTCTGCCGTGTCCACTGCTCTGTTTTGGGAAAATAATTCCAAAACTCCTTTTCTGTAAGGATGATTCGCACCACAGGTACCATTTTGGATTCTTTCTTGTTTTTGTACACCTCCAAAAACAAGTGCTTTTTGTTTCCAACGATCTTAACCGCTGTCACTCCGATGTACTTCACATCTTTTTTTCTGTTGATTTTCTTCAATCCCAAATACGGGATTTTCTCAATTTCTTTTTTTCTCATCTGCTCTGCCTACTTTCCCAGATAATATTCCCGGATGATCCGCTTCGCAGTTCCCATCCCCGGAATCCCCAGCGTCACTCTTCCCGCTGTCACACCGGCGGCTTTTAAAATCTCCTTTTCGACTGGAATCTGGTTCCCAAATGACCATTTCAGCAGTGCGGCAATGCATCCTTTCAGCGATTTCCCCTTTTTTCTGACGCTGTACGCCATCAGCTCATTTTCCATGCACTGGCTTTTCAGGTACTCCACCCAGTCCGCCATCAGCTCCTGCGGCTTCAGTTCTTCTGCTTCCACCTCGATTTTTCCAAGCGCGGCCGTCATCGGATCACACAGCGCCGGGATTTCTCCGCTGCAGAACAGCTTTACAAAATCCGCCGGAATTCCATTCTCTTCTGCCAGTACTTCCAGGCTTTCTCTGTCTCCTTCATTAAACAAATTCTCCGCCAGTTTATTGATTTCCTGGAAGGAATTCATTTCCCCAAATCTCTCAAACATCCTATTTCCCTCTTTCCATTTTCTCCATCTCGCTCTGCAGCCAGGCACTGTACGCGTGCCGTCCCGGAGCGATCGTGATTGTATGTATTTTGACTAATTTTGCCAGCTGCTCCCAGTCTTCCCCGTTCCTGATCTTCTCACCTTTCGTATTCCGGAATCCGTTCTGCTCCCATGTGGTAAGCTGATGCTCGATCATATGCAAGACCCACTCATCTGCCGCATGGATCGTTATTCGGCTTGCTTTCCGGTACCGGCCAAGTGCATTATTCAACACCTCGAGTGTTGCCCCGTGCATTGTATTTTTGCATGTGCCACTCTTGCAGACTGTCCTCCCGCCCGGTGCCTCCAGCACATAGCCCCATCTACGTTCTTTTTCCTGCGGTACGTTTGTGCTTAGTTCGATGTAGATGCCGGTCTCCATCATAGTCCGTCCTCCTCCTTTCCAGCCGGATCAGTGTATATCTTCGGTATTTGTATCCCGTTACCGGATTGATGCCCTCATACATCCCGGCTATGTAGTAGCCCTTCCTTGGCTTTATTTCTTCCTGCCATCGCACGAGTTTTTGTGTCTTCGGCTCCGGCAGGGGCATATTCCGTGATGTGTTATAGCTCGTTTCCTTCAGCCTTGGCCTGGCAATGTCCCCATTCAACTTGCGTTCGATTCGGTGTTCATTCTTCGTAATATAGCTGGCCAACTTTCGGAAATCTTCGCCGTGGAACTGACTATTTCTGATCTCGCAGGACCAGACGCCGCCTTTTCCCCACGCACTCTGTAAAATACTGGCTGTATCCCCAATTTCGTTCAAAACGATGTGGATATGCCATGCGCCTTTTGTTCCCCGTTCAATATTCCGGATCCAGAACAGTTCATACCCCCGTCTCTGATATTCCTTCCGCACTTTCCGGATCGCCTTTTGAAAATCTTTCAACGCTTCTTCCATATTTGGCGGCCGCTTGTCCTGCCGGTAAGTCAGCGTGGCCAGACAGTCGCCTTCATGGAAATACGTCAGGAGGCGGAGCTGGCATCTTCGGATCTTTTCCCGCTCATTCGCCTGGCGCATCTGCTCCTCTGTTTTCTTTTTCTTTTTCTCCCGTTTCTTTCCCGGCGCTCCATACCTGCCATCATGGAACTCCCTTATGTCCAGGATATCTCCGCCCCGGATCCTGTATTCTTCCCGCTTTGTCCCCATCTTCCTGTCCTAACTTTAATATCTTTATCAAGTGTGAAACGGGCTTGTTTTGAGCCCGTTCTGTTGACTTTTTAAGGCAAGATGGTTTATAATAATTTTGTGAATTTTTAAGCCATCCGGCCGACAGCCCCTGTTGCATGCAGGAGCTGTTTTTTTGTTTTATGCTTTTTTATACTTTTCTTCATCCTGGTCCTCATACCGGCCAAGTTTATTGACCAGATCGCCATACGCAAAAATAGAATTCATCTGAGCCTCAAGCCGGAATGTTCCAGCGCGATCCATCCAGATACGGTATGTTCCATCTGGATTCTTTACCGTCAATCTCTCTTTTTTCATTCTACGTTTCCTTATCCTTTCAGTGATCCGTTCCGGATCCACGCCACAAACACTGCGTCCCGGCGCTCTTCTTCTCGTTCTTCCCGCTCCTCGCGGCACTCTTCAACGTAATCGCCGATTTTTTCGACCGCCAACGCCACTAAGAACATTCCAGCTCCCAGGGCGGCACGGCCCCACAGATCCGAGTCCACGCCGCCGATGCAAATCCATGTACCAACCGTGCCGATTGCCAGCGCTGTTTTATCTGATGCTTTCATTTCTGCGTCCTTTCATACCCGATCGACTCCACCGCGGCTTCTACACGCTGGCGGACAATCTCTTTTGCTTTCTCTTCTCCGAGTTCCTCTGCTGTATACTGCTGTCCTCCGATTGTGATCCGAGTAACAACCATGATTTCTTTCATAAGGCACCACCTTTTCCTTATCTCCTTATCGTATGCAACCAGGCTCCGTAATGATTTTCTATTGATTCGTAACCATTTTTGAGCTATTATATAGTTGCAAATTGTTTTTGTATTCGTCCCATGGGAACTGGTCCTTCCTGTGGGACTTTTTCTTTTTCATTGACTTTTCACTGCTCCACTCCTATTCTGGTTATACAGGGCACTGCCATGCCCGAGTACGAAAGAAAGGAGATGTTATTATGCGCCGATTTCAAACGCCTTTTAACGGTAAACGCTATCTGCTTAATATCAACACTGGTGAAATTCATGACTTAGACAACGAAACAGCCGAATGCCAAATCGATGAAATTAAGCCCGAACATATTCGTATGGAAAATTCTTATATGTCATGTTTGATTTTGTCGAAAATGTTGGGAGTTCCCAGTGGAAACGGCTGTTATTACTGTCTACGAGATAAAGACCAACAGTGATTTTCCCTCTTTTTGAGCTGCATCGTTAATCTGATGTAGCTCTTCTTCTGTTACTTCGTCAGATAAATGTTCTTCTAATGCTTCGGAATTGTCCTGAAACATATTCCCCAATTCAACAATCAAGCGCGCAGCCAAACTAATATCCACTTGTTTTAACAAGTCAAATCTATTCACCTCTCTCACCCCCTCTCAGTTATCATGGCATCAGATCTGCTCGCTCTGGCAAATCCGCCTGTTTTTCCTGCTATCACTGTTGACTTTTCCCTCTGCTCCTCCTATTCTGTTGTTACAGGGCACTGCCATGCCCGAGTATTTTTGAAAGGAGGGCACTTATCATGGAACCTCTTCCAATAATCGTGAATGGATACAACACTCTTTTTACAGAGTGTTCTGATGCTTCTGGAAGTTTTTTATTGATTGCCATACCGCCATCAGCTGGAAAAGATATCGCTAATCTTGCTGGTACAATGCTTAATGGACATTTAATAAAAATGGTTGATTTCGCCAAAAACAATGATGTTCGTTTCATAAAAGCTTACTATTAATTGAAACATCGATTTTTTTACACTCTCCCACCTGCTCCGGATTGTATATCCGCTGTAAAGGCCATCCTTCCGGACCTGGGAGAGTAACCAGAACTTTCTCTTTCACCTCTTTTCCATTGATTCTTAAAATCTCTTTATCAATATCTACTTCCAGTGATCGAATTTCTCCCAGATCGCTCTGCTGGTATGAATCTTCTCGATATTCTTCCAGTGTCGCTCTGGCAGACACCAGTTCCGCCAGAGCTTTGATTGGTTCTGATATCTCTTTGTAATCCAGCGTCTCTTCCTCTGTTCTCTTCTGCAACCACTTGCAGATCGCTTCAATCGTTGCATCTACTTGAGTTTTCATCATACCGCCTCTTCTTTTAACTGCTTATTTTCTCTCTGCTTCTCGCTCATCGCTGCAGCTGTAGCGATCGTACCTTCCAAGTAGCCTTTTTCTCGTTCTGTCATATATGGAAGTTTTTCTGTGAGCTTTTCAATAATTTCTTTTTCTTTTTCTGACATGTTGTTTTCTCCTTTATTTGTTGATTACATTTACATCTTAGTATATTAAGTTTATTTTGTCAACATATTTTTTATTTTCTAGTTGATTAAGTTTACTTTTTATGTTATGATAGCAATCAAAGGAAGGAGGTACAGCATTGAACGAACGTTTAAAACAGCTGCGTACTGTTCTCGGCTTAAGTCAAGAGGCTTTTGGTGAAACCGTTGGTGTTACTAAAGCCGCTATCAGTCGAATAGAAAGCGGAATTAATTCTTTATCTGACAGAATGATTTTATCGATCGTTACGCAACACAATGTAAACGAGAGGTGGCTCCGCACCGGCGAAGGGGATATGTTTATTGAATTGTCCAAAGATGAGCAAATTGAAGATTTTATCGGAAATTTGTTATCGAGCGAAGAGGATTCTTTTAAACGCCGCCTAATCTCTGGCCTGGCTGCATTAGATGAGAATGGATGGAATGTTTTGGAAAAGTTCCTTGATTCTATCCAAATAAAAAAAGGCTGAGTCATCTCAGCCTTAATAATGCTCTTACATGGATGTAAATCAGCCTTAATTGTTTCGCGTTCGCATGATCGAGCATTTCAATTATAAGTTTTTTGTATTCCATATGTACATCCCTCCGATCTGGTTTTATTATATACGAACATTTGTTCGATTTCAACATTTTTCTCGAACATTCTTCCGTTTGTAAATAATACGGATCTGAGGGGCAAAAATTAGTATTTTTTGGAATTTGTCCGAAATCCCGGACACTTATTTGTACGGACTATCATACAAGTCCTGGATTCTTACATGCAGCCCTTTCGCAAGCTGCTCCAGGGTATCAAGCCGTGGCATTTTGTTATTGCATAGATCGTTTATTGTAGACTTCGGTATTCCAGTCAGCAACGACACTTGGCGATACGATAATTTTTTACTGTAAATGATATCTGCTATTAATATTTTCATGTTGATATTATTTGCATACTGCTCAAAAATATTCTTTTCAGAGGAAGAAGATAATGAAAACTTTTTTCAAAGAGTTGATACCATGTGACTGCGTCCAGAAAAGTGCTCTTTTGGCTCTTGAATGTTGCGACCATCTTTGGTTTGAATTCGATTCCGATAGCAGAAAAATTTCGCTGTACGATCTCGATCGCAACTTTGTTGGAATATGCCAGCAAGATTTTGTGCATGATTTTTGTTTTCTGCTGGAGCAGGGCTGGGATTTTAGCTTCTCGGTCGAAGAAATCGTTCAAGATGTGACCGAACGCGGTCGCATGGAAATGGACGTAACACTTAGGATCAGCGCTTATTGTCCAGGAGAAAATATTGCAGACATTGCAGAAGTTGCTCAAAATTTAAGATTTAATTAAACGTAGCTGTGAAAGTGTAATTTTCCTGTATCTTAAGCGTATGATTATGGGATTTTATATTCAACCATATCAAGAGGTGATGCACTATGAATGTATTAAGCATGTAACACAAACGCAAGACAAAAAAAAGACAGGGGGAACTTTTAATGACCACTAAGGCTCCATGGTATCTCAATATCTGGTTAATCAGCATTCTTTTTGCAATCTGGCCACTATCATTGGCATTTCCATTTCTTTTGGTTTTACAATTGGCTGGAATTGTATTGGCTATCATCCATTCAGCAAAAGAGCATAAGCTTAACCTTCAAATCGTAGAGATATTGGCACAAAACACTGAACTTACACAAGAAAACGGGAATTTAAAAAATAATCTGGCGCAAGCGCAATCTCTGCTTACTCCGGAAATGAAAAATGTGCAGGAATTGCATAAATTGATTGATGAATTGACATTAAAAAAATTATCCATTGAAGGAAATATAAAGGATATGGAAACTGATCTTTCTCGTCGTGTTTCTGAAATTAAACAATTGGATGAAGAAATAAAATCAAAAGAAAAGAAAATTGTTGATTTGGATGACGAAGCTCTCGTTCAGGATTTCGGTTTATATCGTCCTCATTATGACTTTGCAAATGCACTTGACTACAGAGAGAGACTTGCCGAAATACGTGCGCGGCAAAAAGCACTTATAAAAGATAAAAAGGCAGTTTCCGGAAACACAAACTGGCAGGTTAACGGCAGCCTGAGCCAGGGAAATAAAATGGTAAATGATACACAAAAGCTCCTGCTCCGTGCATTTAATACAGAATGTGATGAATTAATTGCGAAAGTAAAATATACAAATTACGATGCATCATTAAATAGAATTCACAAATCTGCAGAAACAATTTCTAAACTTGGTACCATCATGAACATTTCCATACAGCCTGCCTATTTAAAATTAAAGGTTGAAGAACTTCGTCTCGCCTTTGAATATCAGCAAAAAAAGCAAGATGAAAAGGAAGCTCAAAAAGCTGCTCGTGAAGAACTGCGCGAAGCTGCAAGACTCCAAAAAGAAATCGAAAATCAGAAAAAGAAAATTGAAAAGGAGCAAACACATTACCAAACCGCTTATGAGCACATTTTAAAGCAGTTAGAGCAGTCCCCTATTGATCCTGCTCTTTTGGCAAAGAAAGCCGAATTAGAAAATCAACTGCAAGACATTGATAAAGCAATGAAAGACATTGATTATCGAGAGGCCAATCAGAAGGCTGGCTATGTATACATAATTTCCAATATTGGTGCATTTGGCCCAGACGTATATAAAATCGGTATGACTCGCCGTCTCGATCCGCAGGATCGTGTGGATGAACTCGGCGATGCTTCTGTTCCATTTAATTTTGATGTACACGCCATGATTTTTTCTGATAATGCGCCGGCTTTAGAGGCCGCTCTGCATCGGGCTTTTGAAGATAGAAAACTCAATATGGTAAATACACGCAGAGAATTTTTCCACGTTACATTAGATGAAATAAAAGATGTTGTAAAAAAGAATTTTGATAAAACAGTAGAATTCATTGACATACCAGACGCTGAACAATATCGAATAAGTCTAAAAATGCGGGAAAAAGCCAGCTGATCTTTTTGGGGGATTGTCAGTATTAAAACCCTTATAAAATAATTTATAATCACTTGCTCACTCTTTATCATATTACTTCGAAAGGAAAGAATAGTTATGGCAAAGAAAATTAAATGTCCTGGACTGCTCTGTGGAAGCACAGATGTTACACAGATTGGAGAAAAAACAAGAACAAGTGTCAACCTGAATCCATTACATCCATTTACACTTGTTAATACCAAGTCTGCGAAGAAACAAAAATTTCACTGTAACAAATGCGGACGAATTTTTACAGCTAAAATCTAAATAAATAATAAAAACCGCCCCGGTATTCCCCAACACCAGGACGGCTCAGTAACATTCCGAAGAATGATACCAGTTCGACAAAACATATTGTATCATCTTCGGAAACGTCAGACAAGCAGAACGTTTGTTTTGGCGTTTTTTCTTATATTCAAAATTGAAAACTTAAAGAAGGTGATATTATGTCAGCACTAAAAAACGGTGCTCTCTACATCCGCGTCAGCACCGCGGATCAGACCGAACTCTCTCCGGATGCGCAGCAGCGTCTGCTCCTGGACTACGCGAAGAAGAACGGTATTGTCATTGCAAAAGAGTTCGTCTTCGAGGAATCCGTCTCCGGCCGGCATGCGGACCGGCGGCCGAAGTTTCAGGAGATGATCGCCCTTGCGAAGCAGGATTCTCACCCGATCGACGTGATTCTGGTCTGGAAATACAGCCGGTTTGCCCGTAATCAGGAGGAATCCATCGTCTACAAATCACTGCTGAAAAAGAGCAATGTAGATGTGATCAGTATCTCAGAGCCACTGATCGACGGCCCATTCGGTACGCTGATCGAGCGTATTATCGAGTGGATGGATGAATATTACTCGATCCGTCTATCCGGTGAAGTTCTGCGCGGCATGAAGGAAAAGGCCCTGCAGCATGGCTACCAAACAACGCCATGTCTTGGATACCAGGCGGCAGGCGGCGGCAAACCGTTTGTGATCGATGAAGCGGAATACCAGATTGTCAAATACATCATGGACCAATATGATCTTGAGCATCTGGATCCGACGGCGATCGCCCGCAAATGCAATGATCTTGGATACCGCACCAGACGCGGAAACCGGATGGAACGCCGCTCCATCGAGCGCGTACTGCGTAATCCGTTCTATGCCGGCACCGTGGTCTGGAATGGGATCTCTTTCGATGGCACACACGAGACGCGGCTGGATCCGGCACGCTATCAGGATCGTATCAAGCGCATGGATGCCCGCAGACGCTCTCCTAAGAGCCGCAACCCATCAACCTGCCGCCACTGGCTCTCCGGTCTCTTAAAGTGCCCAATTTGCGGTGCTACGATGACGGTAACGGCCGGGAGCACATCTTGTCCGTACTTTCAATGCTGGAAATATGCAAAAGGCTTCCACAAGGGTTCCAACTCAATCACGGTTGCCAAGGCTGAGCGAACCGTCTACCGTTACTTCGATGATATCCTTGCCGGCGCGGACTTCTCTTTCAGCGTCCGGGACCGAAAGCAGGAGCAAAAAGACGATGAAACCATCCAGCGACTGCAACAGGCTCTTGACCATCTGGCTGTCCGCGAAGCCCGCGTGAAGATGGCTTATGAAAATGGGATTGATACGCTGGAGGAATACGGTGCCAACAAAAAAAGGCTCGCCGAAGAACGGCAGAGCCTGCAGAAAGAACTGGACCGCGTGCTTACGCCCGCCGCCCCGCCGGAAACGATCTCGAAAGAAGATTTCCGGAAAGAGATAAAAAACATTAATGATATCCTCAAAAATCCAGAGGAGCCATCCGAGAAAAAGGGCCTTTTGCTCCGCTCCATCGTGGATCGTATCGTCTATGAAAAGGCTTCCGGAACCATGTATTTCGACTTTTTCGTCTCCTGATTTTTTCCGAAAGTCCGCAAACCCGCATAAACACTGGATTTTTCCGTATCATCTGGTACGGAACTCCGGGCCACCATACTGACTCATGATAATTTGGGCGATTTTGGGGTTTGGTGTCGTGATGTTTACAG